CATCGACTCGAAGCTTGCCTCGAACTCCTGACGGAAGCTCTTCGGATCCATTTCACGCCGGGCCGTCTCGATTTCCGAACGCGGAATGAACGGCGACATGATCGTCGGGAACTGCCAGCTCTTCCAGTGATTGATGACAATCTTACCCTTGTCATCCTTGTAGGTGTCGCCCCTCTGGCCAAGCACATACATGTCGTAGAGCCAGTTGAACGCCTTCGGGGTGCCGATGAAGATCACCTGCCCGCCCGTAGATGCCAGCGTCGGACGGAGAACCGTCTTCCAGGTCTCCTCCTTCATGTCCTGGGCTTCGTCGAGCACCAGGAAGTTGATGCCGACGCCGCGGAGCGTATCGGGATTGTCGGCGCCCTTCAGCTCGATGCGCGAGCCGTTGATCAGCCGGATGGTCATCCGGGTTTCGTTGATGCCGTTCCAGACGATCAGGCTCTTCGGGATCGAACGCTTCAGGTCTTCCCAAAGGATCTGCCGGGCCATCTGATAGGTCGGCGCCACATACCAGCAGAGCTGGTTCTTGCGGCTGACGGCAGCCTTGATCAACGCGATCTTGGAGATCTGCGTCTTGCCCCAGCGTCGGCCGGCGACGATGACCTTGAAGCGGCGCTTGTCCCTGATGACGATCTTCTGACCGCGGTGCGCCTTGAGAACAACAGGAGCGCTCAAGTCGGGATCTCCACGGCATTGATTTCAGCCAGGATCGCGTCCGGATCTTCGCTCTCGTCGATGAGACCGTTGTCCTTGTGGTGCGCCAGGATGTCGTCGTCGGTCAGATCCTCGAAGTGGATCTCCGGTAGATCGTCTTCGTCGATCAGGTCATTGGCGCGCAGGATATCGAGCCTGGTGAGGGTGTTCTCGACCAGGATCTTCTGGAAACGGTGAACGGCTTTTAGATCCTCGTCGGTGGACGCCATCGAGGCCGAGGCCTTTAGCGCGTCTGCGACGATCTTCTTGGCAAGCATGTCTGCCTGCTTCAGGGCCTTGTAGCCGGATGTGCGGGTTTCCTCGATCCACTCGGTGCGCTTGTCGTTGTAGCGTTCCGCCTGAGCAACCTGCTGGGCTGCGACTTGCGTCGTTGCTGCCTTCACCCCAGCCGAGACCGCGGCCTGCACCTCAGCCTTACGTGAGCCGTATTCTACGCCATCTGCTTTGAACCGACGCCAAAGCGCTTGCCGGGAGACGTCGTATTTCTCGCCGAGCTCCGACAGACGCATCTTGCCGAGCTCATAAAGCTCCTTGGCTTCGACATAGTCGGAGTCCGTGAGGCGCTTGTTCTTGTCGGCATTTTCTTCAGCCGGAGTGGTCGTTTCTTCTGTCATTACCGGAACCAGTCAATCAATGTTTACTTATCGTAGCATGCGCATCTCTTTCCGGTCCATCTCCCTTCATAGTAAGTTATATTTAATATAACTATTAGTATTAAATACTATGAAGGGCGACGGCTCCGGAAACGTCAGCGGAACCAGTGGTAGAGAGCTGCATTAGGTTTGATCAGAACACACATTCCGGCTCGCTCCTTAGTAATCCAGCTCCGGTCTTCAAAAAGCTTGATGATCTTCCGGAGCGAACCGTAGGCACATTCGTAAGAAAGACTGCTGTGGACCTCGGAAACACTTAGAAACCGGCCTTCATCTGTCGCCTTCAGAATGACTTCCGCGATTTCACGGTGCTTTTCACCTCTGCGAATCTTGCTCATGGCGTCCACTTCAGCGGTTCGGACGTTCCCTGGCAGTCGAAGGCCAGGAGAGGAAGGCGGGTCGGCACTGTTCCGGGCGCATCCACGGCCTTCCAGACGCCATACATCGGCGACGCCAGGCTGACCTGCTGAATGCCCTTGACCAGGTCACGCACGGACATCGCCGCGACCTTCGCTTGAGCCTTCTCGCGCGCCGCACCCGTGTTCTCGTTCGACGAGTTGCGCAGATAGAAATCACGGCAGGCCTGGGCGAGCTTCTCCGGATTGGATGACGCCTCGATCTCCTGGACGATCGCCTCGAAGTCCTGCGGTGTCGCATCGAAGTGCGAGCGGAAGAACTTCATGCCAGCATCGTATTTGTTGGCGTTCTGGGGTGGCGCGAACTTGAAGCCTGCCTTCTGACCAAAGACGTTGAATTTCGACATGGACGACTGGATCTCGATCACCTTCAAAGGCTTGTCGATCTCGGCCGCTTCCATGCGCGACACCAGGTTCATCATCCGGTAGCCGGCGCCGACACCGCGATACATCGTGTCGACCACGAAGCGCGAGATCACCCGGAAGTTCTTGTTGAGGAACTTATACCGGTTGGTGTTGGTCATCTTCGTCTCATTGCCGGTCGGCTTGATGTTCGGAAAGACGATATGGCGTTCGCGCAGCATGCCTTTCGGCGCACCCGTGACCAGGACACCGATCGTGTCGCGGCCGATGACCAGGCGCCAGAACTTCGGCGCGAAGGGCAAAGCCTCGGCCTTGTAGTGCAGATCGTGCAGCAATTCCCAGTCTGCGGACGTGCCGCGTTCGACCCACATGTCTTCAGCAAGCGTGAAGCGCGCTCGAGGGTTCTCAAAGCGCGTCACAATCAGCTCAGATTCGCTCACAGCGCGTTCCTTCGAGTTTTGCGAACGCAGGTGCGCTCGCAGTGCAAGCGCTCACCAGCAGCGAAATAGCGAAAGCAAGAATTAGCGATTTCCTCACGCCGATTTCTCCATGTGGTCGAGAAGCTCCTCGAGGAGGACGCCCGTGTTGGGAATGACTTGCTTGGCGCGATCGTCCACACAGAAGATCATGCCGTAGTCCTTCTTGCAGGTGACAGCCAGGCGTGTGCCGATGACCTCTTCGGTCCAAGCTTCGATCACAGGCTGAGCAACGGCGACCTCTTCCGGCGATCCGGAGACGCGTGCCGTGTAGATCCTGACCTCCCTGCCCTCGGCCACCCAGTTCTTCACCAGGTTGACGATCGGCAGGATTGGCTCACCAATGTGCGCCGGCCCGCGCCAGTGATCATATTTGGCAAGGGTGCCATCGAGATCGACGCCGATCCATCCATTACTCATCGGAAACGACCTCCCAGTCTTCAGCCAGCATTTCGAGCTGACCTGGTTGCCAGCCGGTGACGGTCTCTCCCGACCCGACCTTCATGTTGAGATTTGGTAGGCGCGTGACCGTGCCCTTGTCGCCTGGTTGGAACAGATCGACGTTGAGAGCCGCCTCGATGCGTGACCGACCGAACAGTTTCGACGCGTCACGCGATCCGAGATCGAGAAAGATACGTTCATCCTTCTTCCAGTCGGAACGCCGGATAGCGCCGCCCTTCTTGGCGAACTCGAGAGCCTTGCCGAAATTCATGGGCGTGGCTCCGCGGTGATGTCGACCTTCTCCTTGAAGCGCTTGTAGATGGCAAGGTTCGGCGCCAGCTCTGCTTCGAGGTCGGTGTGGGTCGTTGCAACGATCAGGTTCTTGCCGCGCTCACGGGCGACCTTCTGGACGCTCATGGCGATCGCCTTGGCCGTGACGCGGTCAAGAACGGCGCCGAACTCGTCGGCCACCCAGACGTCGGCGTCGGTCTCCATGACCTTGGCCAGCTTCAGCCGGTAGCGCTGGCCGTCGGAGAGCTCCGAGGGCTTGCGAATGTAGATCCAGGCGTCGGAGATGCCGGCGCGAGCGAGCAGATAGAGCGCGTCGTTGGTGTTCTTGCCGAGCTGGTCAATCACCGGGCGCTCATCGAGCTCCACTTCGTTGAGGTCGGCGACCACCCTCCCCTCTTCGCGCATCTGGCGCGTGAGGTCGCGAAGCAACAGCGACTTGCCGGAGCCAGACTGACCGTTGATGTAGACGACATCGGTCGGCAGGATCTCGAGCTTCAGGTCGCGGTAGACCTCGAAGCGCTTCTCGGCCAGGCCAAGACCGAACGCCTCGGCGATCTCGAGCACGCGCGGGGTGCGCTCGACCGAGGAATTGAAGCCGCAATTGATGGTGTAGATGGTCATTCGTATTCGTCCCACTCTTCTTCGGGGATTTGGGTTGGATCGACCACCTCGCCACCGATGAGCAGCGCCGGAGCGTTTGCGGCAGCCGAGTCAGCCAGCTCGAGCTTCAGGGTCTCCATGACGCCGACGAAGGCGTGCAGGTCGTTGGCCGGAATGAGCCGGTCGTCGAGGACCACGTCGGTGAGGAACAGCTTGGTGTTCGGCTCGCGGGCAATGATGATCAGTCCGTGCAGCTTGCCTTCCCTGACCATCTTCAGAACGCCCTCGAGGCTTTCGATCAGGCAATCCCGGTGCTCCATGAAGGCGTCAGCGACGTCCTTCTTGGCCTTGCGGGTCGCAGCACGCTTGCGCTTGGTCTCC